TTGTTTCTTTTGTAATATTTGCTACTATCCTAACTGCTGCATCACTAATAACTGCATAGGCTACTGCATCAGTAAATTCCTTATTGAATACCTGTGCTACTGCATTATCAAAGTATTTAGTTTGAGCAATACCCCTTTTTTTAATGTTGGTAGAAATTGCATAAGCTAAACTTTTTTTATTCTGTGCACCTGTCAACATGCTTTTCAATCCCTGTCTTTTCTTTTCAGTTGGGCTTGTTGCTACATTATCAGCACTTGATTTCTTTCTTGCAGTATTTAACCAACTAAAAATATTAGCTGCCATTTTCCTATTAGGAAATGAATTCTTAAATGAATAAGGTGTATCTGCAGGTGTACCTGTTTTAGCACCCTTAACCCCTTTATTTATAAAATCAAAGTATTCAATTTGTGGGCTGCCAACAGGATAACCTAAATTTAAAACATACTTAGTACCAAACTTTGTAATGGTAGGCATAGCAGGTTCAGCAAGTTTACCCTTACCAATAGCACCTGCCTTTTCTAAATTAGCTACTATAGCATCATTGAAGTCTTTACCAAATTCAGCTAAAGCCTGTTCAAGTATGGGCAGCTTCTTGCTATTCAATACCTTGTAGTCACCACTACCAATCTTTTGAATGTAGCCATCCCTTAATGCTTCTATCTGATTCCTGTTGATGCTCATGTATATAAATAGGGCAATACATATAAAATAACTAACCCCCACCATAGATATGGCAGGGGTACGATTGCTCTATTTATTAACCAACAAACTATCTTATTTTCTTAACCTGTTCTGAATCATAATCTGATTTAGCTTTAAGGTAAGATAATGTATTTAAAAAATGTACCACTTTAAGTTCATATGCTTCTTGCAATGGTATGCTTTCATGTTCAGAAACTATTTTGGCACAATACTGCCATCCAAAATATTCCATAAAATTGCTGCCACCTTTTCTGCCTTCATTTCCTGCAACCCCTTCTGCTTCAGGTTGGCTTTCAAATAATCCTGTGTAATTGGCATCCAATCTTGAAATACTTGATAAAAAAAAACCACCGAATAATAGACTTCTTTAAAATTGGCATACAGAATATCATTGGCATATTCTTGGTGAAGGTCTGAATCATATTTTAAGTCAACCCATTTAAACCATATCCTTTTTTGTGGTATGACTATTGAAGCTGCTACCTTGTGAAGGTTGGGTATAATGTCCTTACAGAAAAACTTGCTTTCAATATATCTTGCTGCATTAATCTGCTTAGCATCATCAATGAACTTATATACCTTACCATTGGTGTATATTCTTTTTACAGGTTGACCTTCATAATCATCTTTAAGAAATAGCACTTCAGCCCTTAGCTTATTAAGTTCTTTCTTAGACAATTCACTAACCTGCTTTTCAGTCATGTTATTTACTATGCCTACTAACTTACATTCAATATCAAATTCTGTCCATTCTTTAGATGGGTTAGTAATAATGGGGTACATCTGCTGATATTGCCAAACTGAAATCTTATGCCACATAGTTAAAATAGATTATCATGTTCATTGTCAGGGTCTAAGTCTATAATTTTATCATCATCATCAAGCATTGGTGCATATAGCATTTCATATCCTAACCAAAGCCAAACCAAAATTAAGACAATTAATCCAATTATTATAATCATATTTCTTTATTTAAGTCTTTAGCTAATTCTAAACATGCCTGTAATGTCCTATAGACTAAGCTACTTTTATCTTCAATAATGTCTATCTGTCTTTGAAGAACCATAATGTATATTTCTAATTTATTCATAATGTGTTGTTTAATCAATCCATTTACCATGTGTTCTTAGATGCCAAAACCTATGCTTTAATACTTCAATAAAGATACCCCAAAAGGTATCAGCTTCATATGTACCTGCTGCACAGGTTAGTTTAAATTTTGCTTTCATATTAGTCTTTATAGTATTCATGCTGAAATGATATTAATTCCCTTGTTAGCTTCTTAACCTCTAATTCTTTTAAAGCTAATTCTTTTTCAAGTTTCTGAATCCTTTCAATAAGACCTTCAATTTCCATCTTATCTAATAGGCTTTGCTTTAGTTCATATTGTGTCATATGTTTTCAATTAAGGCAGTTAATAATAAAGCAGCACCCATGATGTACCAAAACCATTCACCTGATAGGCTTTCTGCTTTGTATTGCTCATTCCTTTTTTCCTGTGTTGTTTTCAATCTGTTCATAGTTGTATTTTTAAAATGTGCGTTGGTCAGTCGCACCCCTGACTTTGGGGGTTAGTTATTTAATACAATTTTTGATGCTAATAAGTAAAGCAAATATGCTTTGTTAGTATTCCATTCATTTGCAGTAAATCCAAAAGTTGGTGCTAATTTAGCTGCTTCTTTTACAAATAAAGGTGTTGTTGCTAATGTATAAATTTCATTTATAACATTTGCTAAATCTTGTTTGTTGTTTAAAGTTGTCATAGTTGGTTTGTTTTTGATAAATCAAAGATACTACAACTTATATACAGATTCCAAACATATTGCCAACTATTTTTAAACTTTGTGATGAACGGCAAATAGAAGTGATGAATGGTATTATCAATCAAAAATGAGCTGATTATGAATCATTTTCGGCTTAAAGTTGCACTATAAAGCAATTTCTTATAAACGATTAAACAAATGAATACCTGCCTGACCCCCTTTTAAGACTGAAATTAGACCATGCCAAAGCTAATGCCATAACACAATCATCATGAAAACCTGAAGGTGCAGAATACCTTACCCCATGACTTGAAAATATATATTCAAATATTTCTAATTCCTTTACTATAACCCCATCAGGGAATCCTATTTTGCCCTGCTGAATGGCAGTTGCTAAACCTTCCATAAGCTACTGCTTAGATTGACTTGTGAACTTCAGCCCTTCAATCATTATGCCTTCCCTTTTTAAATCTTCTGTGATAGGGTCACCTACACCTGTGCTATCTATCAGGATAGGGCTTCTTGGCAGTCTTTTAATGTTTTCCTTAGTATTATGCCAATCCATCTGAAACCTATCAAAATAGGCTACATTGCCATTATTATCAAGCCCTATGATTGCAGTATGGTCAACAGACTTTGCAAGGTCAATACCAAATGCAACTATTTGTTGGTTGCTAATTGGTTTGATACATGCCCTGATAAACTTGCTACCAAATGGGTTAGCACTATTTTCTGCAGGGTTAGCCATGTATTCCTGTTCAAATACTACTTCAGGTAGCTGCATTCTTGCATCATCTATTTCCTTAGGGTCAATATGTGGGTTATCATATGAAGTGAATTTAAAGGATGCCCAATCATTTTCACCTGCCTTCATGAACAGGCTATAGAAAAAGTTTTTACCTTTAGGTGTAGAAAGAAATACTGCCTTACCCTTGTAGTCTGTCAGGGTAGGTCTGATACTATTATTCCAACCATTTTCAAGGTCAGGGATAAATGATGCTTCATCTATGATTACTAAATGGAATTTGCGACCCCTTAAATTATCCAATCTTTCACCTGTAAAGAATTCTATTTGCCCACCATTGCTGAAGTCAATTTTCAGGTCTGACTTGTTTTTAGGGAATGGCAATGATTCAGTTAGCCTACCAAAAAATACTTTAGCTAACCCATAGGTAGGTGTAATGTATGCAACCTGCAGCCCTTTGACTGCATATGATACCCCTAATATCTGTGAAAGTTCTGACTTACCAAATCTGCGACCACACATAATGACCCTAAATCTTTTATCAGATTCAAGTATTTTCTGCTGATTAGCATGTGGGGTTGGCAGGAATATCTGCATTATAAAATGGTTTTACCATCAACAAATATAACTTCAATAGTACTATCTGTTTTCATGTCCATCTGTTCTTTAGGCTTACCAAAAACCCTTGTCAATAATGTGTCCATTGAATATAGACTACCATTCTTGTATGACTTCATCATTGCCTTTGCAATAGTCTTTTCCATTATGGTTGCATCTGTGTTGCTCAATACTGCCTTCAATTCCTTTTCATCCATAGCCATCATTGCCTGTATTGTATCATTGATTTCAGATAGTTTGTACCCCTGTTCTTTAAGTAAGCAGATATACTTTCTTGGTCTGCCATTTGGATTAGCAGTCTGCCCTTTCTTTAATGGTCTAAGTGCACCACCATGTTTCTGTTTTATTAATTCCCCCATTGTTTTGCCTTTGTTAATTGTTTTTCTAATTTGCCATATTTTGCCCTATTCATTAATTTTCTAATTAAATTTCTTAAAGGGTAT